ACCTCGGTGGATGTGCTCAATGCCGATGGCCTGGTGGAAACTTTGGCTGATGTGAGTGTGACCATTGACCTTACCACTACTGGCGCCAACGGCATGGATACCGGCTCCCTGGCTGCTGATACCCTGTACTATATCTGGACTATCATGCACGGCCTCACCCGGGCTGCGGCTGGACTGGTCAGCCTGAGCAATTCCGCTCCCACCATGCCCGACGGCTACACTTATAAGAGGTTGGTGGGAGTTTGTTACACGGATGCCTCGGCGGACCTCAAAGAGTTTACCCAAACCGGCAATGAGTGGTTCTATGGCAGCATGGAGGAGATTTCTACGGGCACCACCGCTCAGGCGTGGACGGATCAGGATGCCTCGGCTTACCTGCCGCCGGAAGCCGGCTCAGGGTGGTTCATTATTTTGGTGGAAGCCGACGTGGACAACGTCACCATGAAGCTGCGCAAAAACGGCGCCGTGGGCACCGGCGGCCAGCTAAACGGTTTTGTGCTGGCGGGGACTGCGGGCAACGTGGTGGGCTGGTGCCTGGCAGATGCCAGTCAGTTGGTGGAACTTTACACTGACGAGGATGCCGTCGGTTGGACTCTGTATGTGGGCGGCTTCAAATTGAGTTTGTAGGAGTGCAAAAAATGAGCGATCGCTACCAGTCAATTAGCTACCATCAGCAGTTGTGGCATGTTCCGGCCAACGCCAATTTTTCGGCGATTGGCGATGATGTTGACGCCCTGTACACATCCCAATCAAGTCTGAACGCCTTAGTGACCAACTGGGCAGTGGTAGAAAACATTATGCTGGCTATCGCTACGGCGCCCACCTATAGCGATGCTGACACTTTCACCTTGCCTGGAAACTGGACTGACTATTTTGGGGTTAATAAGTTGGTAGTAGGTTACTGTGGCACTGATGGCGTCAAGGCCTCGACGGTTTTGAGCAGTTCTTATGGTGCCGGCATCACTACCATCAACCTTAACGACGCTGTATTAACCGCCAACCTGGAGCGGGTTAGTGTGGAGGCAGTGCGAGATGGACTTTGGCCGCATGGAACCGGGGTGGTTAATGCGTTGGATTATAAGCAGGCTGGGTACACCGGCCGAGAGACCCTGGAAGATGCCATTGCTGCCATCGGCGTCCTTAATCGTATCCTGACTGTTGCTCCAGACCCTGATGGCGATTGGGAAATCGACGATGATTTGGAATTTCCTCAGAATGTAACTCCCAAAATATTGCGGGGGGCTGTTCTTGAGGTAGCCGATACGAAGAGCTTAACCTTCAACGCTGCCATTGACGCCGGCCCATATCACTGGTTGACCCTCGTCGGTTCTGCGACCGTAACGATGGAAAATCAGGCGGAAGCCTGGCTAAACTGGCTTTGTGATGGTGGGATTGGCACCTCGGGTAATCCTTGGGCGTCGTTTGATGATACCGCTGGTATCAGTTCTCTTTTGGACGCCGGGGTTGGTAAGTTGCGGATGGTTGAAGGGTATTACTTGGTAGAACCGTTTTCAAAATCAAGCGTCAATAACTTCTGCCTGTCGGGGGCCGGACGGGGTAGGTCATATCTAACCTATACCGCTTCAACCGGGGATGTAATAGACCTGGATTGTCTTGGAGTGTACCTGGATAATTTCTCCATCTTGGGGCCGGGCACTACGGGCGACGAAGTGGCGTTGAATTTCCAGACCCCCCCAGACAGCGGCTACCACTATTTCGACAATTTAGGTGCTGACGACGTCGGTGGCAGCGTCATAACCACCAAGGCTTTCATCGTCCGCCTGGAGAACTCGGTATTACACAACAGCGGTGGCAACTTACTGCACTTCGTCAATTCCGGCGGATTCCTGTCGGTGGAAGGCTGCTACCTTACCACGGCGGGCACTCATGGCATTGAGATGGGCGGCTCGTTGATCGAGGGCAAGGCTTCTCACACTGATGGCAGCCCCACCATCCACCTAATTAAGGCCAACTATAACTTTTCGGCGGCGGGCGCGAGCATTGGCAACACAGTTTACAACTTGACCCAGAACGCCACCGGCACCATTTCGGGATTTCTTAACCACACCGGCACTAACGACCTGGTGGTTCATAGTGCCCTGTCCGGCGGCAAGTCGTGGGCGGTTGGGGATGTGTTCACCATTGCTGATGTAAGCGGAGGCCTTACTCATGTGTCGGTGTCCAATAGCAACATCGAAAGCTGCGAGTTATGGGGCATCTATTCGGCCAATAGTGGGGCTTACGTTCTCAACCTGGACCAGGTGCATTTTGAGTACAACGGCACCATCGAACCGGGTCTAGTCGGGGGCATTCTGGGCGATGTGCGAATCGGCACTTATACCAAGTCCATGACCGCCAGGGCGTGCCGCTTCGGTAGCAGCATCACCGGGACCGCCACTCATATTGACGGCAGCCCCACCCTACACCTAATCAAGTCCGGGTACGACTTCGCTGCGGCTGGCGTCAAGGCCGGGCACAAGGTGTTCAACATTGTGGGGGGCGTGATCATTGCGACTGCCACTGTGTCGTCCGTTACCGACTATACCCCAGGCGGCAACGACATGGTGGTGCACGACGCCCTGACCGGTGGAAACTCCTGGGCCGTCGGCGAAACCTTCTACATCAGCGTGGGAGGGATCCCTATCTACGCCGCCGGTGCTGCCTATAATCACCTGGTGCTGGACTCCAACACGTTTAACGGTGGAGATCTTGACAACGTCATCGACACCGGCAGCGGCATCGGCTCTATAGCCTTCCTTGGGAACAACATATCCCCAAGGGGCGTTTCGTTCAACGAAACAATGATCGATAACGGGGCCACGTCTACCCCACTAACATTTGTTAAGAATCTGCCGATAAGCTCGTCTGGCGATATCACGCCCAGGCATGTGCGGGCCACCGGGTCTATCGAACATGGCCTTGATAAGTTTAAGTCCTTTGCGGTTTACAAAGCTGTTCCGAATAATACCGCTCAGAACTTCATGACCATAACAGCCGCGTCAGCTTTGTCAGTAAGTGGCATCGCTACGGTGTCCGCCAAAAGTAATTCTGGTGAGCACGCGACGCATATCTACGCCTTTAAGGCAATGCAAGCCGTGTCCCCAGCGGTGCTCACCGAATTGGGTACTGGGTATAATAGTCTAGCAGCCATAACCCTGTCCGGCACGGTGGCCGGTAACACCCTAACACTGACGGCTACCACAGATGCAAACTGGGCGGCCACGGCTGCCGTCACGGTCAGTGTGATTATTACGGCCCCAACCGGGATTACGATAGTTGAGGTATAAACATGTTAGAGAGACTTGTGCGTGATGTGGAATCCGGCAAGGCGGTTGTAAAGTCTGTCAAGAAAGATGGCGACTTGATAACCATAACGGTCGTTCGCGAGGAGACCTATGAGCTTTATGGGCTGGACGTGGACGCCAAAGTCGAAATACTGACGCAGCGGGCCGACCGAATTCGCAACTTTGTGTCGGCCCAGAAAGACGCCGCACGCTTAGGCTAGGAACGTATGGATGCCACAGACACAGACCCCGCTCGGCTCCACCATGCAGGTGATGGGCTTCATGCTGGCGGCCCCGGTGCCAGAGCCGGATCGGTGCGAACTGATTCTGCGGGGCCTGGTAGAGCACGTTGGTATGAGAACCGGGGGACTGAAGGCACAGGTGTGGTTGTACCCGACTCCGGATGGTGGTGGGGGGCAGGGGGCGACGGTGGTACAGCCTCTGCTAGAGAGTTTTGCGGTCTTTACAGGCATAGATACCTGGCCGTGCATCGGCCACTGGTATCTGTTCTTGTGCACCTGTCGGCCAGTGGCGATCGACTTTGTAAGTTCCTTCCTGACAGAGGAACTGGGGTTTGGGCTACTGGCCAGCGGCGAGTTTAGACTGTCTGAAGCTGAGAAGGAACCCTGACGGGGCTTTGGCGACTATGGATGAGTTTAGAATATTTGCGGAGAGTCTTCTGCTAATTATTAGTACTGGATGGGCGGTATTTGGTCTATTGTGCTTAGTGGCCGGTTCTCTTATGAACCCGCCTCCTTGGTAAAGGTTGAGTATGGCATTATATACTGAAAGTCGGATGAGGTTCTAGTGAACTCTATATCATTTGGTTTGTGTCCTGTTAAAAGTCTTGACAGGGATATTGTAGTCCGTAAGCGTGGGGAAGTTTTGTTAAAGATTCCCTATGACGTTGGCAAAGAAAAGCGGCGTTCTGAAAATACTGAACTAAACAGACCGCAGCCAAGTTGTTTTACTGGCGATGAGGTTGGTTGGTAGCGTTATGGGTGACCTCATCCCTTCACGGCGGTTGATTGATAAGCAGGTAGAAAGGGACGAGATTAAGTATATGAAGGAACTGTGCCGCCGTACGGCTAACTGGGCGGACCCGGAGCCGCCAACGCCGGAGCAGCGGCAGATGCAGGAAGAAGGGGCGATGGAATTATGAACTTACGGGAGACAAAGGAAATGTATGGCATCGACATGTATTGTCCTGTGGAAAACTGTAAGAGTAAGAAGGAAAAGGGAGGCGAAGCATTGGCGATGCTTCTGGAAAAGTTTGTGCTCCCTGTTTGCCGCTCGTGCTTGCACGACTGGAAGGAATGTAAGCACGAAGCATTTGCCAGGCTTAGAAGAGGCGAGTGTCGATTCTTTGCGCCTCTTAATCCAAGAGTTGAGAGTACAAAAGTTGACGATGTTGGCAGCCATTTATCACGTCCTATTAAGGACTGAAGTAGTTGGGAAGGAGAAGGTATGACAAATAAGCGCTGTTTCACCTGCACCTTCCTTTTCCGGGACTTTTCGGGCCGACCACGCAACTACTGCGAGTTTTGGCATAAGTGGGTATGGAACTGGCGGACGTGCCCAAAGTGGTTGGGTGAGCGCCTATCATTCAGGAAAAACAAGGCAGAGCATGACCTTTTTAAACAAGACTTGTGTTAACTGTGGTGATAAGTTTCATTATTGCAGATACCGTGATATCAACTGGAGTTCTGCGTGGCTCGCATATGGCTTCTGCTCTGAAGAGTGCGCCAGGGGTAGTAATTGGGTGGATCCCTGGGCTGATGAGATACTTGAGCCAGGTATAGTGCAGGGCGAGTACGGGGGTGAGGTATGAGAAGACCGTGGCTCCTGACGACAAAAGAAAGAAAAGAAAGGGAGGAGCTACTTTGCAAGGTCTATCTCGCAAGGGAGTTTTTCTTGAAACCCGGTGTCATACGGCCCCGAGGCGGCTTAGCGAGAATCGGAAGCGAGAAAGTAGAGGTTGATGATGTGGCACACCATTTATCCCGAACCGCCGCTGTGGATTGAAAAGCGCTATGTCGCTAACTACGGCTGGGAGTGCCCCAAGTGTGGCACGGTGTACGCGCCTTTTATCCAGGAGTGCAAGAATTGCCGTAAAAGAGCTTAAAGTTTGTATGCTGGCATCCCAGAAGGAGATCAACCAGATCGTGGTCACCGTTACGGGCGCCGCTGATAACAACATCACCTGGCACGTCACCGCTCAGGTGATGAAGCTGTCATCCTGATAAGCAAGGAGGGTCTATGGATGCCGGTGCCGAATCAGCTCGGGAAGGAACTCATCACTCTGGTGGTCATGGTTGAAGGGCCTCTAATGCCTGCCCAGGCCGGAAAATACGCTCAGGAGATTATTGCAAAGATCGGCATGACTTTGTTGGGTGAGCCGGTTTACCGGGAAGTGCGAGGTGAGGCCGGGTGGGGCTTCACTTACTTTCAACAACTAAAAGAATCAGCTTTGCTCATCGACACTTGGGAATATCCGGACGAACCTGGCGATCCGGGGCATTGGTATCTGACCGTGCAATCGTGCCGGCGGTTTGCCTGCTGGCTGATATTACGTTATTTGCGAAAAAAACATCATGCCATATTGGCTTATGATGCTACCTATCTGCCTCGATTAACCCGTTGGCAGCGGTTGCGATTATGGTTCGGATTCTGAGGAGGAAATGGGTATCCTGGCAAATATCCTGGAACATCTGGTATTGTTGCCGGAAATGATGCGTAAGCTGGAAGCCGTGCATGACCGGTTGGCCCGGCTGGAGCATATCCTGCGGGCTCATGGCGGCCTTTTGGTGAGCCTGGATGAGCCGGCAAAATATACCGTCCGGGATGATATGAAAAAGTGACCGTCGGAGATCTCCAGATGCAGGACTTAGTCGAACACGTTGACACCCTGGCCTCCCTGATAGCTACCGCTGGGGGTATCATCGGCCTGCTGATCTGGCGTCTCCTGAACCGCATGGAAAAAAAATTGGAGGAGCTCTGCCATCATCATCATCAATGCCGAGAGAAATTGCCCGAACGGTTTGTGAACCGGCCGGAATTCGAGAATTGGAAAAAATCCCGGGGCGAGCTCTGGAAACGCATCAACCGCCACCGGCATGATGACAATGGCGCGGTGGTGATTACTGAGGGTTGATATGCCGGATTTGCCCCTGGTGCACGTTCTGACCCTGCATCACCCCGATTATGGAGTCTGGGGGGATCTGCGCCTCTGCCGTCAGCGCTGGACTGACTGGCAGGCCGCGGAGTTGGCGGATTTGCTCAAGGACGTGCTGGAGACGTTTTACAACTGCCACCATGGACAGATTGAGGATTTGCGGCGGATCTTCCACCCGACGGAAGGCGGTCATGAGTGAGGAAAAATGTTTGCTGTGCGGCCAGATTAACGCGCCGGTTTGGGTCAGCCAGTTCCACCTGGCAGCCCCGGGAATAGCCCTTCTGGTGGTTGCCAAACAGGAGTTGCTCAACCTGGCGGCTTTTAAGGATCTGTGTCAGGAATTGTTCCGGACCGGGGTTAATTTTCTAAGGGTTGAAGCCGGGTTGGAATTGACCGGACAGGAGGTGGAGGGGCCGAAACTCCACCTGGTCAAATAACCGGGGGCAATATGTGGCGGGAGATATTTTCTGAGGATAACGGGCGATTGTCGGCCATGCGGCTGTTTGCCGGGCTGATCATTTTTGTGGTTTTGGTCAACTGGACCATGGTCTGCTGGCGCAACGGCAACCTGGCACCATTGGATTGGGGGGCGGTGATTGTGCTTCTGGGCGCCCTGGGAGGCAAGATCGCTCAGAAGTTCGCCGAGAATCGCCCCACGGAGCCATCATGATTGCCTGGCTGTTGACCACTACTTTGGGCCGGGGACTCGCTGGAGGGGTGCTGCTGCTCCTTTTGGCCGGCGGTGGCTGGTGGTATATTTCGCACCTGCGCGCCCAAAACCAGGCCCTGCAGGACCAAGTGCGGCAAAAAGAGCGGGCCGCGGAGATTTATCGCCATGACCGGGAGGTGGATCGTGATACGCAAACACAGCAGGATCGCCTGGATCGGGCTGGCCCTGACGAGCTCAATGCTGAGTTTGAGCGCCTGCGGCGCAAAGCCCGGGGCGGTCAGGACTGAATTGCCGGTCCGCCCGATAATTTCTTCGGGTTTTGAAACCCTGTTGAAAAATGCCGGGCCAGAAACTGAACGAGCTGCCCTGCAGCACGAATGGGACTGGCATGGCTGGGCTGATAAAATGACCGAGCGCCTCCGATAATCCCACAAATATTTGCCGCGAATTTGCCGCGATGACGCGGCAAAACTGCCCCAAAATGAGCAATTTTGAGCAATCGTGAAACCCTTGACGAATCCCCGCAAACGTAGTATCTATAGGCATTATTCGCCTTTGCGCCTGTAGCTCAGGTGGACAGAGCATCTGACTTCTAATCATAAGTGAATATCAATAAAATAAGGGGCTTAAGTAGCCCCTTGTCGCATTTTTGCCGCAGTGCTTATTTAATTTGCAGTGAAGTCTGGTCAGTGCGTAGTTGCATCCAGACAACTAATAAATTTAATCGCCCATTCGGGTACCGGGCTCTCAGCCTGCTCCCAGGCTTCAATGCGCCTGACGTTCACTCCCAACAGTTCAGCCAGGGCCTTTTGCGTGAGGCCCTGGCTCTGCCGGTATTGTTTCAGCCAATCAGATTTGTTCTGTAAGTCCGGCTTCATCGAATATTTGGCTGATTTGCATCTCAAACCGGCGCCGGATCCAATTAATTAAATTAGCCTGGCGTTCCTGGTATTGAGGATGAGGCGGAAAACCCATGATATGCTCGGTCGGTTCATAGTAAGATAGCTGATCTTTGAGCTCCTCGATATTGTCGGCAACCCCAGCCCAATAATTATCCAATTCGCCCTCCCAAATTGTTTTATATTCGATGGCCAAAAGGTATTTTCCTTCTGCGGTTTGGAAGAGCCTGAGATTATGCCAGCGGTTCTGCTCCTTGCCGCTGGCCCATTTGCCGTCAGATTCGGCCAACAATTCTCCTTCAAAACGCAAGCCTGGTTGTCCGGTGCGCTTGACGATTTGTTCCATAGTCTTGTCTCCTCTCCTGTCTCTGTATTTTATGGGGCCACCTGTGATGGGTGGCCCCGATTTGCCCTATCTAAAACCCAGCTTCCCGCAGTTCCAGGGCGATGGCTCCCAGGGGGCGGCCGACAAATTTTGCCAGTTCCGGATGGGCAGCGACTCCGGCCTGGGTAATTTCTTCAGTGGAATCTGCCACCAATTCAAGATTTTGCGCCTTGATTTTCTGGTAACCATATTCCAGGTCAATTTGGGCGCCATTTTTTACTCTGGCCAGGAGATATAGATCGGTTCTGTTCTTCCAGCTCCCGCCCCGTCCGCAAATCACCAGGAAATTCCCCTCCGGCAGAGCACCTTCATAGCGATACGTGTCGGTTTTGGGTTTAGGCCCGGCGGAATCCCGCCAGAAATCTCCCAGCAGGGCATAGCCATTGGTTTTGGTTAGATCAAGACCAGTAAGGCGTTTAGCCCAGGCTTTAGCCCCGGCGCGGGTATTGCCGGGGATGATTGTGGCCGCAAAACAGATAGGGGCTGCTGCGATTTGACGGTTGGCGATCTCGGCTATAACTGAGGCCTTGATCTCTTCAAGATCCTGAATGGATAATTCAGGCAGGCTGGTGAGGATTTGTTTTTTCATGTCTCTTGTCTCCTGTCTCATTAAGTTGATTATAATTTAATCCCGATTTTCGGGAATGTCAAGAAAAAAATGCATAAAAAATAAAAAAAAATGTTGATCCTGTTTTTATATTTTTAGTTTTCCGGCAGCTTCTCTTAGGTGGCTTTCGGAGAGATGGGCATAAATCTGAGTGGCTTTGATATCCTCGTGGCCCAGGAGGGCCTGGATGGTCTGCAGGGCGACGCCGGCCATGGCCAGGTGGGAGGCGAAGGTGTGGCGCAGATCATGGAGGCGGACGTGGGCGAGGCCGGCCCGCCGGGCGATTTTGGCGAACCGGTGGGAAGCGGCATCGGGCTGCCAGGGCCAGAGGCGCCCTACCTGGGGCAGGTCCCGGAGCAGTTCGGCCAGGGCTGAGGTGATGGGGAGCAGCTTTTCCCGGCGGGCTTTAGTGCGGCGGACATGGATCACCTGGCGGGGCCAGTCGATATCCCGGGCCTGGAGCTGCAGGGCCTCAGAGCGGCGGCAGCCGGTGAGGACCAGGAAACGCCACAACCGGGCATAACGGGGATCGGTTTCGGCGGCCAGGAGGCGCTGGATGTCCTCCCGCTCCAGGTAGCGGGGGAGGTGGCGGTGGTCTTTGATCTGCTTGAGGCCCTGGCCGGGATTGCTCCTGAGATAGCCCCAGGCCACAGCCCGGGCGAAGGCGGCTTTGAGGTGGCGCAGATAGGTGTTCCGGGAAATAATGCTGACCGGCAGATCGGCCAGGAAGATTTCCAGGGTGCGCCGGTCGATCTGGGCGAGGCGGGCCCGGGCCCCCAGGACCGTCAGGAGATGACCTAGAGCGGTGCGGTTATTTTGCCAGGTGGAGCGGGCCTGGGTCTTGCGGGAGAATTCCAGATATTCCTCCGCAAAATCCGCCAGGTTTTTATCCGGGAGCCGGCCCTGCAGGGCGGCCAGGCGCCCGTCCAGGACGGCTTTTTTCAATTTGCGGTAAAGGGCCTGGGCCTGGGCGCGATCCCGGGTTTTCAGGGACACCCGCTTCTGGCGGGAAATCTCGGCGTACCAGATGCCGTTTCGATGGCGGAAGAGCCGCATGAGGAGATTCATGTTATGGGAGTCCAGTTTTTCTGTCAAGAGAAAACCTTGCCCAGCCATGCCTTTTTCTGGATTTCATGCGGAATATAAATCGGGTCAATCAAAATAGCTGATTTCACCAAGTCCTTATAGGTTTTTTTGCCTTTGCCGGTAATCTGAAAATTTCCGGCAGCCTTAATCAGACTGTGCCAAACCTCCTTTTGATTTTATTTTCGAGCTCGCGCCAGGAGCTCGTAAAATTGTAATTCCTGTTCGGGATTCGGGTCTGCCAGGCTGGCTAGGTCGATGCGCCAGGTGGGCTTGCGGGCGCCGGGGCGGCGTAGGTCCAGGGCCCGGACGCGGCCCTCCCGGATCATGGCCCGGAGGGTGTTCCGGCACACCTGCAGAACCCGGCAGGCCTGGGCGATGGTCAGGAAGGTCGTCAATCCCTCACCGTGTGCGGCTCGCAATGGCCACCGGGGCGAATGCATTTGCCAGAGGCAAATTTCAATGAGCGGTATTCCCGGCCGTATTCCAGCTCCCAGGGAGTGTTTTTCCGAACGGGATGAGGAATGCGGACGCCGGGTTGTCGGTTGGCCAGGCCGCGCCAATAAGGGCATGTATTACAATCCCGTGTGGCTTCGTTCCTATTCATATATGGGGATATCCGGTTGACTTTCCCTATCTTTTACCTGCTTTCACACTTTCACAAGAAGGCCCCCATCTTCACCCGGTGATCAAGCACCTGGGGCGGCACCGGGCTACTCTATCGGCCAGGGGGCGGGAGCCCCAGTTTACGCCGCCCCTTTTACCGGGCAGGGCCAAGCGCAAGCCCGGCAAAATTGTTAATCCAGGATCGCTGCCCCCAGGCAGATCAGCCCATAAATCAGGATCAGGATGACGGCCAGACCCAGGGCCTCTTGGGCCAGGCGGCGGCGGTCGTCGGGCCGAGACAGATGCTCCCGGTTAAATTCCGCCCAGGCGTCAAGCCAGGGGGCAGTCAGGGATTCCTTTCTGGATTTGTCTTTAGTCATATATCACCGGCTCTGTAACTTGATGATGCGTCTTTCCAAGGCACGCTTGACTGTTTTTTGGAGCTGTTCGGTTGCGAGAGCCGCCCAGCATTGCTGGAGATTGAAACGCTTTACCATGTCTAGCTTGGTTTGAACATCGAAGGCCCGTATAGGACGGCCATCATAAAAACCAGTGATAAACGGGTCGTAATCGTTCGTCATATCATGCCAATCCTTTCTCCCTGGCCAACCAGAGGGGCAGGGTGATCTCCACGCCGTCGGGGACGAGAACCACAGCGATTTGGGAGCGTGGCAGCCAGACGCTCATGGATTTGGTGACCAGGGTGTGCTCCTGGAACAGAATGGCCATGTCGGTCTGGCGCAGGATGGAGCCGGTGATGGTGATATCTATCATTCTTTTTTCTTGGCGAATCTCGATCTAGCTCCCGGACAATTGGCCCAATGGGGCGGATAGCCGATGACTATCTGGCCGGTGATGGTGACCACGGTGACGCGGGTCACCTCCACCGGCATTTTTTTACCTTTCGGGGTGGTGATGAATTTGATCTCGGCGCCGCAGACGGTGCATTTCATAACTGGATATGGCGGGCCTCTCGGGGATAAGGTTTTATTGAGATTTTCTGGTTTCGGGGGGCCGGGCGCCCGCTGGTGGGGCAGACCGGTTCGCCCAGGGCGCTGGGGCCGTGCCAGGAAAAGCGGCCTCCGTTCAGCCAGACCCACTGGCTGCACTTGGGGCAATAGGCGGTGTCAGGGATGGTTCGGAAGATTCTCGACATGGATTTGTTCCCGGTATTTAACTCGCTTTCTGGCGGCCATGAGCCAGTTGAGGCCGCAAGGGCACTTGTAAGAATGCCGCTGGCCCAGGCGGAGATCATCAGGGGCAAAGGAGATGCTGATTTCCTGGCCACAACAGCAGGTGACAAGGGCTATCTGTTTTTTTCTCATAGCGGCAGCCTCCCGCAGCAGTGGCGGCGAATGAAAGACAATAGGATTTCCCCTTGGGGATTGGGCCGAGAGCCCAAACCCTGACAGGCCGGGCAGGGAAGTTCTTCCGCCTCTTGAGGTTCGATAAGCGGGGCCTCGCCGGATTTGCGGCGGTTCCAATATTCTGCCCAGGCAGGGCTATAAATTACCCCGGCGCCCCGGCAATCGGGGCAGGTTTCCTCCAAGCCAGGGGCGCCCGGATGATCTGCCGGATCCTCGTCTGGCGCTCCGTCCTGATGGCGGTGGCAATAATGGGTGTAGTAACCGGTATGGATATCGTACCGGCAGCCGCAATTTTCCGAAGCTATTCTTTCTTCAACGGCCATAACCCCCTCCCGGGGGAGGGGCCAGTTATCCGGCCCCGGTCAGAGTTAGGGTGGCGGGAAAAGGCCCCGGCCATCCCTGGCCGGGGGTTCAAGGTTACCGCCTATGCTCCCAGGGGGGTTGGGGGTGGGGTTCGGCCCACAGGCCGTGGCGGGCAGCCCGGGCCTCTTCTTCCAGATGTGCCAGGGTTTTATCTTGGGGGGCGTAACGCCGGAACCACCAGGCCAGTCCGGCCCGCACCATTTCCTGGTTAAGGCTGGCACCACTAGTTAGGATCACTTCCGCCACTAAGCGCCCGTAGCGGTCCCGGCTTTTAATTACTCGCACTGTAACTTCACGGTAGAGGGTCAATTGGGTGGCATATTGTTTGGCGGCAATGCCGTAGGGTTGCGAGAGCTCCGGGGCGTCGATCCCGGCCAGGCGGACCACTTGGCGGCCCACGCCCAGAGAGTTTTCCACGGTGAGAGTGTCGCCGTCGGCCACGGCCACCACCACCGCGGCAAATTCCGGGGAGGCGGCCAGGGCCATAGATGCCAGAACCAGCACCAAGAAGATCGGGAATAATTTTTTCAAGCTGTTCATGGTGCCCTTAATACCACACGGTATCTTTATGTGTCAAGAAAATTTTTACCACACGGTATTTTTTTCAAAAAATTATTAGCCCTGTCAGGACTGCAAATAAATAAAAGGGGTTATCAGGAGAATTTACGGCCACATTTAGCGCAGTAGGCGGACCGGGGGTGATTGAGGTGGGCGCAGGCGGAGCAGCGTTTGGCATCTGCGCCGTCATAGCGGGGGCTGACGATGCTGGCGCTCAAGGGGTGGATGGGGCTGCCGCAGTGGCGGCATTTGTGGGCCTCCTGGCGCACGGCTTCGCCGCAATGGGGGCACTTGCGATATTCCTGGGAATAGCCGTGGCGGACGGCGCGTCTTTCATCCAACCGGGTGGCAGAAGGGAGGAAGGCAACAATAAGGCTAAAGGGCCCCAGCACCAGGCCCAGAATAAACCAGGCGGCGGCGCTGCGGCCCTTGCCGGCGGCAATGAGACTGCCCGCCAGGCCAAAGAGTAAACAAAGAATCAGCACCAATAAAATCATGGGCATTCTTTATTCAAGTTTTTCCAGGGGCATCAATTTTTCGATGAGGGTTTCATCCGGTTCAATTTTGTTGTTCAGGCAATGTTCGTAAATCCTGGCGATGACGTTGGCCCTCCAGAAGGGCGGTGATTTTTTAATGCGCCTGACCAGCCTGGCAGACACACGTTCCACCCCGTCAATGACCAGGAAGAGCAAATGTTTGTCAAGGGGCGGGGGCGGTTCGTGGTTAAATGAGGCCTCCAGGAAAGCCTGGGAAAAAAAGGCGCCATGTACCCCGCGGCCCATGACTTTCATGACCTTATAGACCGTGCGGAATTGCGGTTCGGGGAATCTGCCTTCTTCGGCTTCTTTGGCATAGCGCTTCAAATCAGAAAGATTTTTGGTGGTGGGGAAACCGCATTCTGCCGCCAATTTAGTCAATTCTCCGGCAGTTTGTGACAGCCGCTCCAAGAAATCGCCGATCAACAGCAAGATTTCATTAACTTCCCGGGCGGCTTTGATCCCGGTGTGCTTTTTATAAGTCATAATACCGAAGGGTAATATATTTTGCAATACCGCATGGTATATTTTTATCTTGACATGACAGACACCGTGTGGTACGAAGTGCGCCATGACTCTGAAAAAATTTATCGCCAATCAAGATCTGAAACCTACCGCCTGGGCCGAGCAGCATGGCTTTCCGGGACCTGTAATAACCCGATTCCTGAAGGGGACCCGGGGATTGTCATTGGAAACTGCCGTTAAGATTTTTCGTATTACTGAAGGGACGGTGCCCCTAAGCCATCTTTGCCCGGCGTTGGCGCATGTATGTCAAAACTGCCTTGATAAAAATAATAACGTACAAATCAGAGACGACAATCCAGAAATAATTCATCAATAACGGTTGGTTATGGGTTACTGGACAAAAATCCGGTTTTTTGTCCAGTGGCCTGTCCGGAAAATTTTTAAGGAAATTTATGGACGAATTCTGGGATTTTCCTGAAGAGGCGGCGGCGCAGCTCGTGGCCGAAACTCTGGCGGGAGTGGCCACGGCGAACGTGGCGGCGCACTTGGGCAAAACCGATTCTCTCCTCCATAAGTGGCGGGAACCCACCGCCCCGCAATTTCCCAACCTGATTCAATTCATTCAAATCATTCGCTACACCGGCAATGTCGATGGCGTGCGCCTGTTGGCCGAGGCCTGCGGGTTCGTGTGCCTGGCCCGGGAGGGGACGGCGCCGGAATTGTTGCGGGGGTTGGCGGAGGCGTTGGCCAATCCGCCGAAATATAAACGGCCCCGGGGCAAACGGGTGTTTCGCCTGCCGCTGTTCCGTGACCAGGAGAATCGATGAGTCAGGGACAAATCTGTGAAACTTGCCGGTTTTTTCAGTCCCGGCATGGCGGAGAGTGCCGGCGCTTTCCGCCCATGGTGCGGGACTGGCGGCATCAGGACCGTTTCCCGGCGGTGGATAAATTGGATTGGTGTGGGGAGTGGCGGCCTCTGGCAGACACTCCGCCACCTGGCCGCCGCCAGTCGGTGCAATACCGGTTTCCCCAGGGAGGGGGAGAGGATGAGGCCGAATGAAAAATTGACCCTGGTAGAGACGCTGCTGGTGATTGCCAGTCCGGTGTTATTTCTGGGCGGGATGCTGCTGGCGGCGCTGGTGTTTTTAGGGGGGCGGCTCCATGCCCGGGAAGACTGGTGACGGATTCTGCGGCGGCGATGCCGGGGAGATCATGCTTTGTTTTCTCGAAAAGTGTGATCTGTGTGGCCGAAATTTTATTGACGAAGAGGAGTTTTTTCTACTGTGGCGGCTGAGGCGGCTGAAGAATTCCGGAACCTGCGAAATCCTGGGAGAGCAAGCCTTTTGCGTGCGGGAATGCGGCGGAGTAAAAACGGTGCGGTTATGAAGGTCTTTAAACTGATTGGCCTGGGCGGCAAGGCCGGCAGCGGCAAGAGCAGCGTCGGGGCATATCTGTGCGCCCGGTATGGGGCCCGGGCTTATGCTTTTGCGGATGAGTTGAAGGAATTGGTACGTGGTGCTTTTCGGTTTTCGGAAGACCAGATGGAAGGGTTCACCAAGGAGTATCCGGACCCCCGCTTCGGGGCATCGCCCCGCTGGTGTCTGCAGCGCATGGGAGACGTGTGCCGGGAAATCTGGCCGGATATCTGGATCTGGCACCTGCGTCGAAAAATCATGGATTTTTTGAGTTGCTACGGGGCGCAGCCCCTGGTGGTTACGGACGTGCGGTTTGTAAATGAGGCTGAAGCGCTGCGGCGGCTGGGGGCGGTGCTGATCCGCCTGGAGCGCCCCGGCCTGGCGGGGGCCGTGGGCGGGCAGCCCGGGCATGCCTCGGAGACCTCCCTGGACGGTTGGACCGGATGGGATCATGTGGTGATCAATGACCAGGGTCTGGCGGAGTTGTTTGCCCGGGTGGATGGAGTATTGGGTGGGCATACTGGCCCACTGTTATCGACGTTGTGATTATGGGGCGCCGGGACGAAATTTTGGCCCGCCTGGATATTGCCGCCTTTTACCGGCGGGAGTTGCAGGGCGAGGAGATGCGGGGGCATGGGGATGAGGTGCAGGTCTTGTGTCCGTTTCATGAGGACCGCAACCCGAGTCTGTCCATTAATTTGAAAACGGGGTTGTATAACTGTTTCGGGTGCGGGGCGTCCGGGGACGTATTCAGTTTTTATCAACGCCTCAGGGCCTGTGATTTCCGGGAGGCCATGGAGGAATTAGGGCGGCAGGCCGGGGTGATGGAGGGCGGCGGCGGTCAGAGCATCAGCGGCTATTTGAGTTTGACCTTGAAGGAATTTGCCCTGGCCAAGAGGCTGCCCGACGATTTTTTGCGCAAGCAGGGAGTGGGGGAAGGCCGGTTTCCCGATGGGGTAGTGGCTACGGATTTTCAATATCGGGATGTAAGCGGTGAAGTGCTGGCGGTGCGGCATCGGTTCGCCAACCGGGGGGAGAAAAAGTTTCGGTGGCGTAAAGGGGATAAGGTCAATCTCTATGGCCTGTGGCACTGGCCAAGAATTATGGAGCTGGGCTGGCTGCTGCTGGTGGAGGGGGAAACGGATTGCCTGACCTGCTGGCTGCATCGGGTGCCGGCGTTGGGGCTGCCGGGGAAGAAGACCTGGAAGCGCTGCCGGATGGCGTTGGGGCCGGAGCGCCTGGCGGAGTTGGCCGGGCTGCAGGTGTTTTTATGGCAGGAGCCGGATGCCAGAGATTTGCCGGGAGAGGTGGCGGCGGATCTGCCGGGGTTGCAGGTGATTCCGGCGCCGGATGGCATTAAGGATTTGAGTGAGGCTCACTGCCAGGGGCAGGATATCAAGGCCCTGGTGGAAGAGCTAAAAAAAAAAGCCAGGCGCCCGGCGCCGCCCAAGCCGGTGGCCAGCGGCGGCTTATCGCTGTCGGATCTGGGCAACGCTCGGCGGTTGGTGGCGCAGCATGGGCAGGACCTGCGCTATAATTTTCTGGCGAAAAAATGGCTGTACTGGACGGGGAATCATTGGTGTATAGATAATTGCGGGGAAACCGAGCGCCGGGCGAAGTTGACTGTGGCTAAGATTTATGAGGAGGCGGCGGGGGCGGTGGAGTTGGACGACCGCAAGCGCCTGGCGCAGTGGGGGTTGCGCAGTGAAGGGAGCCAGCGGCTTTTGAGCATGGTGCGGTTGGCTCAGAGTGAGCCGGGGATCCCAGTGCTGCCGGGGCAGTTGGACGCCAACCCCTGGCGGCTGAACTGTCAGAACGGCACGATTGATTTGACCACCGGGGAGTTGGGGCCCCATGTGCGGGAAGATCTGATTACCCGGCTGGTGCCTTGCGATTATGATCCGGCGGCGGAGTGCGAGCAGTGGGAACAGTTTCTGGACCGGATTCAGGCAAAAAACTGGGGAGTGATCTGGTTCTTGCAGCGGGCGTTGGGGTATGCCCTGACGGGGAGCACCAGGGAGCAATGCTTGTTTATTTTATGGGGCAGCGGGGCGAATGGCAAGAGCACGCTGCTCAACCAGGTGCGGGAGATCCTCGGGAATTATGCGGTGCATACGCCTACGGAAACGCTCTTGGCGAAGCAGCGGAGCGGGGAGATTCCCACCGATGTGGCTCGGTTGGATGGGCCGCGGTTTGTCACGGCCTCAGAGATAGATCGGGGGCGGCGGTTGGCGGAGTCTTTGATTAAGGAGTTGACCGGGCGGGACACAGTGTCGGCCCGGTTTTTATATGGCGAGTATTTTGATTTTGTGCCGCAATTCAAATTGTTCTTGAGTACAAACAATAAGCCGGTGATCAAAGGCGTTGATAATGCCATCTGGCGCCGGATCAATCTGGTGGCCTTTCCGGTGCAGATCCCGGAGGGGGAACGGGATCGGGATTTGCCGGAGAAGCTGCGGGAGGAAGCGCCAGGGATATTGGCCTGGCTGGTCCGGGGCTGCATGGATTGGTATCGGGGGGGATTGGGGACGCCACCGGAAGTACTGCAGGCCACGGCGGACTATCGGGCCGAAATGGATATGCTGGCGGAGTTTCTTGAGGAGAAATGTTTGGTGAAGCCGAATTTATCGGCGACGGCCAAGGAACTATATGAGGAATATTGTTCCTGGGCTGAGGCAAACGGACTGAAGGACCGGGAAGTAATGAAGCAAAGAACGTTTGGGATTCATCTGGCGGAGCGTGGGTTTCGTAAAGACAAGGGCACTAGCGGCCAGCGGTTGTGGTGTGGGCTTGGGCTTCGTTTGATTCAATAGATACGCCACTTTAGCCATTTCCAATAGGCAATCCGCCACTGAATAACAAATTGATAATTAAGCATTTTTAGAACAGATGGCGCAAGTGGCGTAGAAAAACGGAAAGTTTACGCGAGGTTTTAAAATTACTTTTTACTTAGGGAAAATTGCGCCACTATGCGCCACTATCAAATAAAAGAAAAGATATCAATACACTATAGAGTGGCGCAATGCTGGCGGATGGTGGCGGATATTGTGATTTTGTATCTTTGTGGGTCCTTCCTCTACTCTCATTTTATAGAGTTCGCAGCACGCCGGGGATTTTTTGCGTATGAGGGAAAAAACGGGTGTCCAGTTTTGGCCAGGTTGACGGTATTTTGGACATATGGGACGTCCTGGGATGAATGACAGTATTGTGACCGGGATCCAGGCGGTGGCGGAGCATTTCGGGAAATCCGAACGCCAGGTGCGGCGTTGGATCCGGGCCGGCATGCCGCGGCTTTCCGGGAAGCGGTTCGATCTTTTGCAGGTGCAAGCCTGGCTGGACCGGAAGCAGGGCATCGGTGTTTCTGATTCGGCAGAAACTCCAGGGCTTCGAGGTGAACGTCAACGTGAACGTCAACTCACTTTTGCTGACCATCGTGGGAAAGATTTTTGGGATGGTCAAGCAAAACAGTATCAGGCCAAGCTGAGGGAACTGGAATATCGCCAGCGCCAGGGAGAGCTGGTGGAACTACAGGAAGTGGAGGCCATGTTTGTGGCCCGGATCATGGCGGTGAAACAGGGCCTTCTGGCTCTGTCCCGAGTGCTGCCGCCGCAGTTGTCACACTGCCGGGATGAACGGGACATGGAAATCTTGATTGCCAGGGCAGTGCGAAGTCTCCTGGAGGTATTTTCCAGGCCGCTCCAGGTGGGCCGGAAAGAGATGGTGCCGCCGTTGTCGGCAGGAATAGAGAGTCTGGAAGTGGCGGAAGTGGCAGGTGATACTAACCATAGTTGAAATTAAAAAAAATATCAGGCCAGAAGGATATGAAATAGATTGGCTTTCTTCTGGGCGTCTGGCCTGGGCGCCGCCAGAAAATATTACGGTGTCGCAGTGGGCCGAGCGCTATCGGATACTGCCGAAGGAGTCGGCTATTCCCGGACCGTGGAGCAACCGGCTGGGGCCGTATGCGGTGGGGGTTATGGATGCGTTTACAGATCCGAGGGTGGAACGCATCACGATCATGGCCAGTGTTCAGAGTATGAAAACCGAAGCGGTTTATAATATGTTGGGCTACGCCATTTCCCAGGACCCGGCGCCGGCGCTGGTGGTTATGCCGACGCTAAAGACCCTGCGCCGGGTCAATCGTCGGTTCAGGGAGATGATTTTTGCCAGTCCGGAGTTATCCAGGCATTTGACTGGCAATCCGGATGATTTGAAGCTGGAAAGTTTGCTGCTGGATCGCATGGAGATATATTTTGCCACAGCAGGTTCGCCGGCGGAGTTGCAGAACGTTGAAGCGCGCTATGTGATCCTGGATGAAACGGATGAATATCCCCTGGGTGAGGGCGGCTCACCCATTGAAATGGCTGAAGATCGGGCCACCACGTACTGGAACCGCAAGGTTATTTGTCTGAGTCGGCCCACAGCGCCGGATGGTTTCATAAATCTGGAATATGAGCGCTCAGACCGTCGCAAATACTGGGTTCCCTGCCCAAAATGCGGTGGTTATCAAGTATTGTCATTTTGGCAGATCAAGCACGTGGGGGAGCGCCTGGGGGAATGGCCCAAAGATAAGCGCAATCCGGAATACATCAAAGCCGGTCGAGTAGCCCGCTATCAGTGCCTGCATTGTCAGGCGGAAATTGATGACCGGGACAAGCCCGGAATGTTGGCGGCGGGAAAATGGGTGCCGGATGGCCATAAAATCGGCCCAGACGGGGCCATGGCGCCGCTGCCGCCTACGGCGCACGTGGGTTTTTGGTGGAACGTGCTCTATTCGCCCTTCAAGAATTTTTCGGAGGTGGCGGCGCAGTTTTTCGCCACCAAAGATGACCGGGAAAAATACCGGGTATTTTATACGCAATGGCTGGCGGAACCGTGGCGGGAGTTGGTGCGGGTGCGCCAGAGCGCCGAAATTCTGGAATTGCGCACGGAACTGCCGCCTCTGACGGTGCCGGACAACACCGTTGCTCTGACTGCGGGCATTGATTCTCAGAAATATGGGTTTTGGGTGGTGATCCGGGCCTGGCTCATGGAGCCGGAGCCGGCCTCGCATCTGGTGCGCTACGGTTTTGTGGAAGATTTCGTCGAACTGGAGCGCTGGCTATTCCAGGACGTGTATCATACGCCGACCGGGATGGCCTATCCGGTCTGGCGGGCCGGAATCGACATTGCCGGCGGTGAAATCGAGCCTGGGGAGCATACCATTACGGAGCGGGTCTATGAATGGCTGCGGATTTCCGGACAGGGCCGGGTATTTGGGGTGAAGGGCAGCTCGCGGCCTCTGCCGGGTGGCAAAAAGCTGCAAATGTCAGTGATTGACAAAATGCCGGGCACCAAGGGGCGGCCGATTCCGGGAGGTATCCGGCTCTGGCACCTGAACACCGGCATGTTGAAGGACAGCATCTGGGCCCGGATTGAGGGCAAACGGTTTTGGCTGCACGCCGCCGCGGACGAAATTTATGCCAGTCATTTGACCGCAGAAGCTAAGGAGCGTGACAGATACGGGCGGCAGGTGTGGGTTATCCAGGGGCGGCGGGCCAACCACCTGTTGGATTGCGAGGTTTACGCCGCGGCCATGGCCGATCCAGAGTGCTGGGGCGGGGTGCTGGTGCTGCCCCGGCCTGGCGGCGGGCAGGTTGAGGCGACGCGGGAGGCGCCGATGAACCCCTTGACCGGCAGGGAGCGGGGGGCCTGGTGGAGGAGATAGACCTGGAGCAATTGGCAGAGGCCATTGACGCGGCCGATTTTGCTTTTCTGCCTATGCGGATTTCTCTGGGCCGGATTGCCAGCCGAAAGGCCAGATCAAAAGATGATTCCGGCGCTATAGCCTATGGCCAGGCGGTGGCGCACCTGCGGAGTCCCTGTCCGGCCTGCGATCCAGACGGGGCTATTCGGACAACGGGGAAGTGTGTGGATAACTGCGAGAAAATCCGGGCGCAGATTGATGCGCTCCGGCAGGATACGCGCTTTGCGGATGCGATTATAACAAAAAATTTTGTCAATCAGGAGATCATTATGCCGGAATTGTCTGGAATGGGCAATGAAGAGGAAATTCCCAGGCGAATAGAGTCGAAACCATGGCCGGATGGCGTCAAAGCCTGCAATCATCATCCGGACCGGCCCCAACACAAGGGCCGGGGATTGTGCCTGGAATGTTTGCAGGAGGGAGGCAGAGCGGCGGCAAAGAGAAGAATGGCTAAGAAGGAAAGTGAAAAGCTGAAAGAGGTAACACCAGCTGTGAGAAAGGCCCCCGGTAATGAATCTGTTGTGCTCGAAGCCGGTCCGTCATGTAAAAATCATCCGGACCGGGCCGCGCAGTTGGATGTTAGAGGAATATCCACCGGATCATGTCCGGAGTGTCTGTCGGCGCGGGGGAAAAAAGCTGGTGAAAATTTACAGGAAATGGGCCGAAAAAATGTCGTCCTGCCTCTGGCGAAGCCGCGGTTGGCCGATTTGCGGCAGTGGCTGGCGGAACAGGCCGAAAATAATGAACGCACCCTGGCGCAGGAGATAATTTTTATTTTGAGGCAGGCTCAGAAGACAATAATATAAAAATAACTTTAAGATTAACGGACTAAAACGTGGTCACCGTCAACCTGGAATTGCGCCGCCAGGCGCGCCGGCTGATGCTGCTGTTGTCGCTGTTCAAGGCCGCGATGGGTAATTGAAAAAGGAGCTTATATGATAAAATCCCCTGGCCTGCTGCATGTGCATCATGTGGCCGAGATACTGGCCTGCAGTCCCAGGCATGTGCGCAACCTAGTAAAAGCCGGAGAATTGCAGGCGGTGCGGATCGGGACGCGGGATTACCGGATTTTCAGGGATTCGGTGATGAGATTTCTGGAAAACGGCCGAGTGCAGACTGAAAAATTTTATGAGTGAGAGAAAATTAACGGAATAGAGAGTCATAAACGGAACAGAGGGAACTGAGGGCCTTGCGGCCCTTTTTTTTGTGGCCGTATTATAGGGGGCATGACTGGCTATACTCAAGCGGAACTAGAAACCATGTTGGCGGAGGTCAAGAGCGCTATCAGCAAGGTGCTCACGGCCCAGGAATACGACGCCGGGGCCGGCATGTCGGTGCGCCGAGCGCTGCTCAAGGATTTGAACGAGCGGGAAAAATGGCTCCTATCCGAATTGGCCAAATTCGGCGAAGTGGGAGCCGGATTTAATCCGATAAATTTAGTGGAATTTGGAGAGCCGTTATGAGCGAGGGCGGCTCTTTTACTTTTTTGGACCGGGTGATCAATTATTTTGCTCCCATCCGGGGGGCGCGGCGCCAGG